TCATCGACAATTTCCTGCCGAAGCTGATTGAACTCGGTAGCCAGCTTATCACCGCGCTGGTAACGGGTATCTCCAATAACATGGACACCATCATCGAAGGCGCGCTCAAAATCGTGGATATGTTAATCGGGGCGATTGTCGACCTGCTTCCAATCATACTGGACGCGGGGACAAAGCTGCTGTTCGGCTTGCTCGATGGGGTAATTTCCGCGCTCCCGTCCATCGTGCAAGCCGCCGTTCAAATCGTGGTGTCGCTGGCGCAGGGGCTTGGCGAAGCGCTGCCCCGTTTAATCCCCACCGTAATTGAAGCGGTTATCACCATCGTGAATACGCTGATTGATAACCTTCCTCTCATTTTGGACGCGGCTCTCCAACTCGTCCTCGGATTAACGCAGGGCATATTGGACGCGCTTCCGCAGTTAATCGCGGCCTTACCCGCCATCATCCTCGGCATAGTTGACTTTATAATCGGCGCGATACCGCAAATTATCGACGCGGGGATTCAGCTTCTGGTGTCACTGGTGGAAGCCTTGCCCGAAATCATCACGGCGATTGTCGCGGCAATACCGCAGATTATTGAAGGGCTGATAACGGCCATACTCGGCTCTATCCCGCAGTTAATAGACGCCGGAATCAAGTTGTTGGTGTCGCTGATTCAAAACTTGCCGCAGATAATAATCACCGTAGTCACGGCAATTCCGCAGATTATAACCTCGCTGATTTCGGCGATTATCGGGAGCATACCGCAAATCATACAGGCGGGCATACAACTTTTCGTTTCGCTGATTAAGAACCTCCCGACAATCATCGTAGAAATCGTGAAAGCCATACCGCAAATAATCGTGGCGATAGTTAAAGGTTTCACCGACAACATCGGTAAAATCGTGCAAGTCGGCAGCGACCTCATCAAAGGGCTGTGGCAGGGCATTTCCAACGTGGCTGATTGGATATGGAGTAAAATCTCCGGCTTCTTCGGCGGCATCGTAAGCGGGATTAAAAACTTCTTCGGTATCAAGTCCCCGTCCACACTGTTCGCGGGACTTGGCAGGAACATGGGCGAAGGCATCGGCGTGGGCTTCGAGCAGGCAATGGATAAAGTCAGCGAAGATATGCAGAACGCCATACCCACCGAATTAGATATGCCCGGTATGAACGTCGGCGATTCGATGACAGGGGTTGGCGGTCACAGTGGTTTCGGCGGTTCGCTTATAACAATCCAACAAATGATAGTCCGCAGCGAGGACGACATCCGCAGGGTTTCACAGGAACTGTATAACCTGATGCAGACCGGCTCGCGGGCGCAAGGCCGGTTCAGTCCGGCGTAAAGGAGGTGCGGCATGGGTTTTATTTATAACGGCATATCATCACAGAACATGAAAGTCCGCGCCCGGCTGACCAATTGGCAGGCTTCGCCCGCCCTACGCAACTCCTTCGTATCCGTACCCGGCAAACCCGGCGTGGCGGACTTCGGGAGCAGCATCGCCGAAAAAATTATCACGGTTCGATGTGGCATTTTACCGCAGCGCACTTTTTCCGGGCTTGTGTCGTTGCTTGACGACGTAGCCGAATGGCTCAACCCCGAACGCGGGCTTCATCAGCTTGTTTTGGACGACGTGCCGGACAGATATTTCACCGCTCGTCTGACCGAAGCTGTGGACTGCGAACGTCTGATACGGTCGGCTGGTGCGTTCGATTTGCGCTTCGTCTGCCCCGACCCATTCGCATACGCCTTGACCGACGAGAGTTTCACGCTCACCGCGTCGGGCGCGAATACCGTGACGAGGGTCAAGGGCAACACCGACTCCGAGCCTGTGTATCTGCTCAAAGGGATAATTCCGTCAGGCTCGTCGACATACATTTCACTTACAACGAACAACGTGGAACTGCGGGTAGTAGGCTCGCTCGCTTCTGGCGAGACGCTTGTTATCGACAGCGGCAAAGTTACGGCGAAGGTGGTCAACGCGCAGGGCGAAACCCTCCGAAACGGGCTGCCGCTTTTACAAGAGTTAAATTTCCCCGTACTCCGCAAGGGCGCGAACACCGTGATCGTCGGCGTTACCGGAGCGACGTTCACGGAACTAAAAATACAGGCGATGAGCCGCTGGAGGTGACGGTATGGCTGTCAAATCAATACTAACCACGCAAACAGATTTTACGGGCGAGTTCCCTATAACCGAAAAGACCGCCGCTATGTGGCGGTTCAATGAATCCGCGCCCGACAGCCAGACGCGGCTCTTGGATTCCTCCGGCAAGGGGCGGCATTTTACCGTCTCCAACTGGAGCGGCACGACCGCGTCGCTGCCCGTCAGCCGCCACGGTCGCTATTTCCGTTTGAACATTACCAACCCCACCACCGAAAAGACCCACCTTGTCGCCACGAACGACGGCACGTTCTTTTCCAACCTCGGCGGTAAAATAGCCGTAGGCGGATGGATAAACCCCACGACATATTCGGTCGGACAGATGTATATACCGCTTTTCAATACCCGCCAAGGCCCCGGTCAGCCGATTTTCTATCTGTCGCTTTATCAGGGCAGACCTCGCATGATGGTCTATAACTCGGCAGGGGCGCTCATCCTCGATAACACCGAAACGCCCGCGTTCAACATGGTCAACAACGGCTGGTACTTCATCGGCGCCATTATCGGCGTCACAGCGAGAACCTCGCAGATGATTCTGTGCAACCGTGCCGACGGAGCAGTATGGACTGCCCCGGTTCGGACGCTTACGGGCGACATAAACCCAAGCTGCACGGCGAACATCGTCATGGGTATGCACGCCGACCAGTATTATTACGCAGGCGGCTTCGACGACTGGTTCTTTGAGACGGACAGCCAACTCATTATAGAGGACTTGGAGCGGTATTTCCGTCAGGCCATGCTTGGCAACGGCGCGGATTCGGCCGCCAACGTAGACGCGCTTGCCGAACCCGGCGCGGTTCTGCTCAAAAGGACAAACAGCATATACGCCGAAAGCGGCGTGTTGGAAACTACGGCGGCTTCCTGCGCCCTTTCTGGCAGTGGGCGGGTGTCGGTATCGAGCGAGTACACGGCGGGTACTACCGCCATTTCTTTGACAGAAACGGCTACCTCGGACGACCTTATTAATTGGTCGGCTTGGCAGACGGTGGGCATTAACGGCGAGTTGGCTTCGCCGAACCGCGAATATATCCGTTACAGGGTCAGGCTGACCACAAATAATACAAGCGTAACCCCGAAGTTGCTCGACATACAGCTTTTTGACATACCAAAGTCTCCATACGAAAGACTCGGATTTGCCCGTCCCGTAGTATTGGACGCAAGCGGGGCGTGGGAGTCGGTGCTTGAGAACGCTTTTGACATTATTGCCACAGGCGAGGTTAACGGAGCGGATACGCTGGAGTTCAAGCTGCCGTGGAGCGACCCTAAGCGGCTGACCCTCGACAATGAAAAGTCGGTGCAGGTAGCCAACGACATCTACCGAGTCCGCACTATTTCCGACGAAAAAGGCTCGGACGGCCAAGGCATACTGACTACGGTCTATGCCGAAGCCGCTTTTTATGACCTCAACTACAGCGCGGAAAAAGAACCTGTGGAATTCAACGCCGACCTGCCCGCCGTCCCGATGAGCCACGCGTTGCTCGGCACGAGCTGGACGGTCGGAACGGTGAACGTGACCACCCTGCGGACGTGGCGGTGCGATGAAGGGAACGCGCTGGCTATTCTGCGGATGGTGCAGAAAATACACGGCGGCGACCTCGTATTCGACAGCCGGAACCGTGTAGTCCACTTGCTCGTTTTCAGCGGCAAGGAAAGCGGCGCGCTGTTCGCCTATCGCAAAAACCTCACGAGCATCAAACGGGTAGTGGACACACGGAGTCTTATCACACGCCTGTACGCTTTCGGCAGGGACGGCATGACTTTCGCCACCATCAACGGCGGCAAGGAATATGTGGAGGACTTCACCTATTCAAGCGAAGTCAGGGTGGCGACCTTGGATTTATCCAACTTCACGAACCCGTACCAGATGCTTGAGTTTACTAAAATGCGGATGGCCGAGTATGCCAAGCCCCGCGTGTCCTATGTCCTGTCGGCGATGGACTTGTCCGTATTGACAGGGTACGAGCATGAACAGTGGGCGCTCGGTGATATTGTGACCGTGGACGACCGAGACCTGAACCTCACCATCCAGACGAGGGTGGTACGGCGGCAATACAATCTACAAGAGCCGTGGAAGACGGTGCTGGAGTTATCCTCCAAGTTGAGGGAACTCGGCGACTCGGACAACTCGACAATCTCAGACCAACTCGACCAAAGCAACCTCATCGGGCAGGAAATCAGGGACATGGTGCCGTTCAATCACCTGCGGAACTCGCGCGCCGACGATGGCTTCGCTTACTGGCAGAATAGTGGTTTCACGGTTGATACCGAAAGCGGCGTGTCCGGCACGGCTTCATTCAAAGCGGTCGGAGTGGTGAACATGACCAAGAGCATGGCGCAGACGGTTTATCCCGCCAACCGCCGAAGCTATACCATATCGGCGCAAATCGGCTCGGAGAACCTGCAAAAAGGCTCTAACGGTCAGGTCGGCATCGAAGTGGTTTTTGAATATGAGGACGGGACGACCGAAACGCGGTTCATTGATTTATTTTGAGGGGACGGTGATTTATGTATGGCGTATTTTCAACAAATAGCGCGGGACGCTTCGCCAAAAGGTTATGGCAAACTGCGTTCAATCACCATCCGTTTGGTTATCCAGAACTGCACAGGCTCGGTATACTTCACCGACCTTATGCTGCAGGCGGGTTCTATCGCCACGGGTTGGGTCGGCCATGTCTGCGAAATCAAGTGGACGTTTGACGGTTAGGTCGCGGACACAGGCTCTGTGAGGTGGTGTGTATGGTATCAAATTTTATACGGTTTACCGAAACCGTCAAGGTAAAAGAGGAA